TCATCCCGTATATCCCCGATGCAGTCGGAGCAACCCACGACCAGTCCTTTTACGCTCAGACCTGATCCGATTCGATGACAGATAAACCCAAAAGGAAACTTCCGCTACGAGGGGCAACCGAACCGAGGGTCCACAGTCCTATTCTTAAAGGCAAATCCAGAGCTGGTGAAGTTTTAGAGATGATTGAGCGCCTAAAGATGGATGAGCTCATGCCTTACCAGAAGCATGTTCTAAATCAGATGCTTATGGTCGATAAGAAGAACAATTACAGAATCAAGACTGCCCTGCTGCTAATTTCACGCCAAAATGGCAAAAGTTTTCTGGGTAGAGTCAGAGTAATCTGGGGAATGTTCTATGGCGGGGAAAAGAAGATAATTATCATGTCTGCTAACCGAGCAACCTCTCTGATGCTCTTTCGTGAGATTGCCTGGACTATCGAATCGACTCCAGAGCTTAAAGCCATGACTAAGGCGATTAGATACGCTAACGGTGGCGAAAGAATAGAGCTGCTTAACGGAGCTACTCTCGATGTCATCTCAGATAACTCATCTTCACCGCGTGGAAGAACTGCTGATTTCTTATGGATCGATGAAATCCGAGAAATCTCAGAAGACGGGTACAAAGCTGCTGTGCCAGTAACTAGAGCCAGAGCAAATGCACAGACATTCCTGACTAGCAATGCTGGTGACCATTTCAGCATCGTACTGAATAATCTGGTCGAGCGCGCTAAAGATTATCCGCCTGAGACTTATGGCTATTACGAGTATTCTGCGCCACAATATTGCAAAATAGATATTGCTTCTGATTCTTTCTGGAGAACGGCTGTAGCACCTAGTAATCCAGCACTAGGCTTTACAATTACAAAAGAATCGATCGAAGAAGCTATTGCAACTAATCCAATTGAGCAGACCAGAACAGAAACTCTTTGCCAGTGGATTGACAGCCTGCAAAGCCCGTGGCCTCATGGAATTCTAGAAGAAACATCAGATAACACCTTAGAAATGTCTGCTGGGGCTTATACTGTATTCGGTTTCGATACCAGTCCGTCAAAAAGACACGGGAGCTTAGTAGCAGGCCAACTTCTCCCAGATGGGCGGATTGGTATCGGGATCCTAGAGACTTACAGCTCTCAGATGGCAATTGATGAGTTAAAGATGGCTGCAAGCATTAAATCATGGTGCGATCTCTATAAACCGAGATTAGTTTGTTTTGACAAGTACGCGACTCAAACAATAGCCGACAGATTAAAGCAAAGCGGCGTAATGGTGGAAGATGTCTCTGGCCAACAGTTCTACAAAGCCTGTGGCGATTTATTAGAAGGCTTAGTTAATAAAAGAGTTGTTCATAATGGGATGCCAGAGCTTATACAGCAATTTAACAATTGTGCAGCTAAGGTCAATGATTCGGCGTGGCGTATCATCAAGCGGAAATCGGCTGGAGACATTTCAGCCATTATCGGCGTTGCAATGGTCGTATCTAAGTTAATGCTTCCAGAGCCTAAGCCTCAGATTTATAGTTAGACACGCCCACGGCGTGTTGTCTATTTACTTGACAAATGCTATCCTTTATGTCTATGGGTATCTTTTCGCGTAAGTCTGAAATCATGGAAGCGCAAAACGCTCCACAAATCATGTCCGAGTCTTACTTGACTTATGGCAATTACTTTCCAGTACAAGTAACACGCGCTCAAGCTCTACAAGTACCTTCAATCAAAAGATGCCGGGATTTAATCTGTGGCACTATTGCAAGTATCCCACTTGAGTATTACAAAAAATCAACAGGCGAGAAAATTTCATCTCCTAGATGGGTAGAGCAACCATCTAAGGCACAGCCACGATTTGAAACAATTTACTTCACGCTTGACAGTCTCCTCATGTATGGTGTCAGTTATTGGCAGATTACCGAGACCTATCTCGAAGATGGAAGAATGGCTAACGCGCAATGGGTTGCAAATAATCGCGTTACATTTAACACAGACTCAGTTAATAACTTTGTAACTCAATACTTCTTAGACGGCGCACCTTTGCCGATGTCAGGTTTAGGATCTTTAATAACTTTTCAGAAAGATGAAGGAATCCTAGCTGTTGGCGGTTCAACAATTAAAGCTGCACTAGATGCACAAAGAGCAGCAAGTGTCGCGTTAGAAACACCATCAGCAACAGGTTTCTTAAAAAATACAGGCGCCGATCTTCCACCTAATGAAATTTCTGGATTGTTAGCAGCATGGAAGCGCGCCCGTCAAAATAACGGCACAGCATATTTAACTTCTACACTTGAGTATCAGACAACAGGCTTCTCTCCTAAAGATATGGCCTATCAGGACGCCATCCAGGGATTAGCCACGGAATGCGCCAGACTTTGCTCAGTAGATCCTTACTATGTATCTGCATCAATGAATACCACAATGACTTATGCAAATGTGCAAGATGAGCGCAAGCAAATGGTTGCCTTTACATTGCAACCTTATGTCTCTGCTATTGAGTCAAGATTAAGCATGGATGATGTCAGCACTTCTGGACATTATGTCAAATTTAGTTTAGATGATTCATTCTTGAGAACTGAGCCAATGGAAAGACTTGCAGTTCTTGAGAAAATGCTTGCACTCGGTTTAATTACAACAGAGCAAGCAATGGAAATGGAAGACCTAACACCTAACGGGAATGGCAGCTAATGGAAACACTATACATCGAAGCATCATCAATTGAGTGTTCAGAAGAACGCCGCGAAATCTCCGGCAAGATCGTACCTATGGGTACTGGAGAAATCGGGAGCACAAATCTAGGACAATACACATTTGCTGCTAACTCTATTGAGATTACAGATCCTTCAAAGATTCGTTTATTGTCACAACATAATTTACAAAAGCCAATCGGCAAAATGATTTCATCAGAAACACGCCCAGATGGAATTTACGCTGTTTTCCGTTTAAGCCGCAGCACAGCCGGTTCAGATGCTCTTATCATGGCACAAGAAGGATTGGTTACAGGTTTAAGTATTGGTGCAGAGATTATTGCATCAAAGCCTTCAAAAGATGGGTACACAGTTGTATCACAGGCTAAATTAAAAGAAGTTTCTTTAGTAACTGTTCCTGCATTTGCAAGCGCAGAAATACTAGAGATCGCAGCAGAGGAAGTTATCCCTGTTGAAGAAAATCAAACTACAGAAAGCGAGACAGCCGTGGAAGAAACCACTCCAGCAGTCGAAGCAACACCATCAGTAGAAGCTGCATCTGTCGAAGCTGCTCGCCCTACTGTTTCAGCAAGTTATTTCACAGCACCACGCATCAACACAGATGTAACAGCAGGACAATACGCTAAGGCACAAATCCTTGCAGCTCGCGGCGATGCAGATGCACGCGATCTAATCGCAGCTCTACAAGTTGCAACAGTTGCAGAGAACACAGGTATGGTCCCACCAGTTTATCTTAAGGATATTATTGGAATCATTGATTCATCACGCCCGTTCATTGATAGCATTGAGCGTGCAGCCTTGCCTGCCTACGGAATGAAAGTGTTTACTCCAAAGCTCGGAAATCAGGCAATTGTAGGATTGACTGCAGAAGGTGCAGAGTATGCATCTCAAGATACTGCCGTTACATTTCAGGAAGATAATGTTGTCAAGTTCGCCGGCGCTGGCGTACTCGATGAAGAATTAGTTTTGCGCAGCGACCCATCTTTCCTAGACCTCTATCTAAGAGAGTTGGCTGCATCCTATGCACAAAAGACAGATGCTTACGCAGCAAAGATTGCATCAGAAGCAGCAGCAGGATCAACTGGAACAACAATTTACAAGGCAATCGCAGCAGGTATCTCAGATGCTTATGGCGTAATGCGTTCAACACCTAACCATCTTTTGGTTGCTACAACAGGTGGAGAAGATGGAATTGATTTTGCAGGATTACTAGGAGCAGAAGATGGAAATGACCGCCCACTATTTGCGGCAGCAGTAAGTCAGAATGCGGCTGGTTTAATCACGCAAGGTTCAACAAATGGCACAGTTGCAGGTCTTAACTTGGTAGTTGATGCTAACTACACAGGTGACAATGCAAATGCTAAGCACGCACTTGTCTATCCAACAAACGCAATGCGTTTCCACGAATCAGGAACACTTCAGGTTCGTTCAAACATCGTTGCAAATGGACAGCTTGAGATCGGCATCAGTGGATTTGTTTGTGTAGTTAATCGCTACCCAGCAGCTTTCCGCAAGCTAATCGTAGCTCCATAAGTAACACACTAAGTCGCTCTAGGGGGTCAGTAGCCCTCTGACTCCCTAGAGTCTTTAGAAAGGAATGGGAATGGCTCTAACTTCTGTAAGTGAATTGAGAACTACGCTAGGCGTGGGTACTCTCTATCCAGATGCCACCCTTCAAGAAGTTTGTGATGCCGCCGATGCTGTCCTTATTCCTATGCTATGGGCTAACACCAATTTTGCTATTGCACATTCCAATGAAGGAACTGTTGGAACTTTATATTTTGATTTTAAGATTACAGATGAATTTTATGTAGGTCAATCAATAAATGTCGAAGGCGCAGGAGCCAAATTTAACGGCAACAAAACAGTTACAGGTGTTTCAGATAGAAGTATTACAGTTACAACATCTCATTTAACTGATACTCCTAAGCACCCAATCAATCCTTTTGCACTAGTCAAGTCTGAGACTTACACAGATTGGGCAGATGATAAGGCAGTACAGCAAGCAGCGTTGATGGTATCTGTAGAAATCTGGCAAGCAAGAACCGCTACCCTTTCGGGTTCTAACGCCATTGATTTCCAGCCAAGCCCTTATCGAATGAGCGCTCAGCTTCTCGCTAAGGTGCGAGGATTGATCGCACACGCACTTGATCCGCGTTCGATGGTGGGATAATGCCAGTTGCAGTCACTACTCTTAGAACCACATTAGCAACTGCATTAGTAGATAACGCTAAGTGGCAGACCTTTGCCTTTCCACCGGCAACTGTCCTGGCTAACTCTGTGATCGTGTCTCCAGATGATCCTTATTTGACACCTAGCAATAACCAACACATTACCATTAGCCCTATGGCTAATTTTAAGATTATTATGACCGTGCCTTTGTTTGATAATGAAGGCAACTTAAACGGCATTGAAGATACAGTTTGTGGCGTGTTTGCAAAGCTCGCTGCATCATCTTTGACCTATAATGTAAGCGCAATAAGCGCACCTAGTATTCTCAACGCTGCTTCGGGTGACCTACTCAGCTGCGAG